CAATGGTAGCGCCAAACTCCTCGGTAGACATGAGATTAAGATACTTAATATCATCAGCGTATATAGGCGTTGGCTCAGCGCCGGAAGGACTTTCGGTAACGGATATAAGACCGTTCCAGGCGACTCCTTTAGGGTATTCTTTCGAAACTTTTAAATATAAAACGGCTCTATCAATTCCAGTTTCGTAAAAACGTTCCCCGGTCTGGTCCCAAACAAGTTTAGAAATTCGAACCTCCTCCCTTCCCTGAATTAAAAAAATAGAGCCCCCATATTTCAGAGAGCTCTAAAAAATACGAAAGAGAAAACGATTAAGCAACTGTAGTAAAGTTCTTAACTTGAGCAGCAAGAGTCTTTCCGTAAATATCTACTACACCGCCGATTGTGACAATATAAGTGGAACTATTGGAAAGATTTTCGGTCGGATCAAACGTAAGTATTTTACCAGTTGAATCCCATGATTTCGTTCCGGCAACGATAGTTCCATCTGATTTAGTAACAACTATAGATTCACGGAGAATTTTGTTGTTAAAAGTCAGTACAACATTAGCATCAATGGCTACGTTATTTGCGTCATCTGCAGGAACAATTGTAGATAATGCGATAGCATCCGGAACAGTTCCTCCAAACAAAGATGAAATTTCATCAGGAAGCGGAAGATACGGATCGTTATCTATGGTACCATAGAGAATTTCCTCAAGAGCTTCTAAATCGGTAGCATCCACCTTAGTAGAATCTATAACGATTGAAGCAGTCGGTTTGAAACCTGTCACAGAGACAGGAGTAGTAGTTATTTCCCAAGAGAAAGTAATTGCTTCTGGGCTGTCGTTAATGGTGGAATAACCTTTTTCAGAAGGAGCCGCAAGAGCACCATAAATTATGTGAAGTTTATAACCATGGTCATTACCATCAACATCATTACCAAGTGTGGTCTTATAAGAGAGACCAAAGACCTTGCGGTTCTGTTGTCCGATCATGACACCAGGAGCGATTTCGGCAGAACCATCACACTGAGCAAATTCATCAGGATAGGTATAAGCTTCGATAGTGGCACCGAACTCCTCGGCGGAAAGGAGATTAAGATACTTGATATTATCAGCGTATATAGGCGTTGGCTCAGCGCCGGAAGGACTTTCAGTAACGGATATAAGACCATTCCAGGCAACACCATCAGAATATGTGCCGTCTTTCCCCCGAATATAGAGAACGCCCTGATTTACACCAGTTTCGTAAAAACGTTCACCGGTCTGATCCCAAACAAGTTTAGACATATTTGTATCCTCCTTTTTTAAAATTGTAGAATGAAAACGTCATGGTTGAGGTTATCCGATTCGAAATGTCGATTAAAACGACAGGAGGGTAAAGACGCAACTTTACCAACAATAGGACTATCAGGATCCTCATCGATGACGGTTACAGAATATTTTCTTTGAGATAAATAAACCCCGTCGTTTGCAAATGTATTCTCGATATCTTCGAGACCGTAAACAATGGCAGGATATTTCATTTTAACTGACTCAGGGGGTTGAAAATACACATTTCGACTTCCGAGTAATTCCTCTAGCAAAGTCTGTAATTTAAGCCTACTAGGCATTGTATACACCCCCTATAGTCAATATTAGTCTCGGGTACTGAACTTCAACATTTGTAATCTTCCATTTAGCACCCATAAACTCAACGTAGCGCATCGAATGAAAATTCTGATTGGCAAACGGATCGGCTACAATGCTGATCTCATTTGCAACATTGATGTTGTCGTTGAGTTGGTCGGTGGTCTGAAGTCTACGAGTATTTCGGACAAGTTCACCGTAATACATTTTCTCGGTAATCTGCTCCTTCCACACTCCTGGCTTTGTTTCCACCGTTTCAGCGTAGCCGATTACTCCGTAAAATTTAGCCATTTTGAATTCTCTCCTTTGTTTTTTAACCTCCGGCTGTATACTCTTTAGACTTCAACGTTGTTAGAACCGCTGTGGACGCAGTCGTGGTGTCCGCCTTCACATATGTTATAGTTCCAACCTTAGAAGATATTACATAACTGGTCGGCAAATACTCGGTTGTACCGTCAAGAATTACTACCCCCTTAAGGAACAGGTTACTTAGATCATCTGCTGAGATTTTAACAGTTTTGTCGGGGTCTGCGTATGCATATGGGTCATCCGCCTTAACATAAATGTATGTCTTTCTAACATGCAAATCTTCATATCTTTCATAAACTTTAGACATGTTCGTGTCCTCCTTATCAAATAAATGTTAGTTGGTTAAATAGTTTTTTTAACCTTGAACCGGTGCTGCCTCGACTGTGAGTTCCAATGCGATAGCAGAGTAAGGCTTAATCAAAGCACCAGAGCAGCGAGTCTCAATAAGGTACTTTTGAGCATTGTAGTCGATATCGAAATCATCGAACATGTTAACAGCTCCACCTTTATCGGCACCGATATTGTAATCGGTCAAATTGACGATGATACCCATAAGACCATATGTAGTACCATTGTCGACTCTGCTGAGATTTTCCATTACTGGAACAGTTACGATTTCCTTAACGCGAAGAGCAGTAGCAAGCTTCGAAACAGAATCGTAGATAACTCGACCAGTGGTGTCTTCCATAAGCAGACAATCGGTAAGAACGTCCTCAGTGGTGTACAGGGTTGGTTCGCCGGAACCCTTATAGTTCTTGCGGGATTTAATGGCTGCGCGGATAAAAGCCTTAGCCTTCTCGTCAGCTGTGGCAGTAGCAGCAACAGATACAGGAGCTTTGATAGTATACAGATCATCATCCTTCCAAATAGGACGAATGTTCTGCTCGTTGATCTTATCATCAGAAGAGCTAAGACGACCGTCACCGACAAGAATGGCTCTGGCAATTTCCTCATCAAGCATCATACGCATTTCGGATTTAAGCCAAGCAACAACATCAAAATCAGTGATATCAACTACATCATCACGGTCCAGCTTCTGCTTTTTATAGATAGTGGTCGGAGTAGTAGTACGCTTCAGCAGAGTGAATACTTCATCCTTCTTCAGATTGCCCTTGATATAACCTTTAGCTCTAGCATCATCCTCTGTAATATCGGCCAGAATAGATTTAATACGGGAGAAGGGAGTGTGATGGACGGAGTTCATAACCTTCTGAACCCATCCCATATCTCTCTGAATGAACTGAGGGGTATTTGTAACATTCTTTGCATCAGGGAACAGATAGTCAATCTGCTCGATACCGTGTGCGAGAACACTGTCTTTAAGACTTCCATAACGTTTAGCGTCGGCGAAGATGGCTTCCAGGTCGGAATGACTAAGAACATCCTTCTTAGTATCTTCCTTGTCAAACACATTGTGCTTCATAGTTTTATTTCCTCCTTTAGAATCGTCATTATTGTTGTTATCTTCGGACTCTTCTTTTTCTTCAAGAGCCTGTCCGATCATTGCATAAACTACCGTTTTCTGTTTTTCGGTAAGAGTGTTGAAGACGTCGGCAACGGTTTCCTCGTCTTCAGATTTTTCATCAACTGGTTTATCTTTCTTTTCATCGGCATGAAATAGAGAAATGTCTTCACCAGTATAGATAATAGCTTCATCATCAGACTCTTCGCCGTGACTCATGACAGAATCAATAAATGCCCCGGGATTTGCTCCTGCCAAAACAAGACTAACCTCACGAATAGCTCCATGTATAACATTAGAACCCTGCTGTTTCAATTGATTTGCATAAATGGAAAGTGCGGATACATCCCCATGTTCAACTAGAAGCTTTGCATTTTTACCCGATTCTGTTTCATTGAACTTGCAATAGGCATAAACTCCTTCTTCGCGATTCTTGAGCAAAGCATGCCCAAGAACGTTAAGAGGGTCATTGTGCTGGTGATTCCATACAAGAGGAACAGTCTGCCCGTCATTATGTTTAAATGCGTCTTTCATGATGGTTCTTCCATCAGAGCATCTAAGATTATTACGGGTAGCCCAGCCGCTGAAATCATATGTCTTCATTTTGATTTTTCCTCCCTTTCTTATTAGTCAGACCATTGGAACGTCCATTGTGTTACAGACTCAGCTGAGAATTTATAACCTTCATCTGGAGTAGCTGTAACTATTACTTCCGTGTTTTTAGCTATTGGTTCTTGTGGACCGGCTACTAATGTGGTGTCTCCTATTTTATAAATACATCCAGTCTTCGAAGGAATAGTTATGATTCCAGTAGACTCGTCAAAGGTAGCCGCAGCAGGTGTTACTTCTATTCTTGTGTCGATTATCCATACTAATGTCGATTCTGGATCAAATACGTACCCCTCATCCGGTTTGGCTGTAATCGTAACACTTTCGACGCCAATTGCTAATGCTGTTTGAGCACCGGGATCTAGAGCGGTCTCTGAAGAATCCTTAAAATACAACACTCCGTCTTGATCCGGTATAGTTATAACCCTTGTGTCTGCCTTATAGGACGGAGACAACGGAAATACTTCGCCATCTTCTGAAGAAAAGACATGAGCTTCATCTTCATCATAAACAACAACGTTGTATTCGTTTGTCTCTGGATTTTTTGATAGTTTGACCGGTTTGTAAAGATTGCGGCCATCGTCGATCATCAAGCCTTTTTCGAATAGGTTTTTAAGTTCCTTTTTAGACACTAAATCTTTAGGAGTCATGTCTTTTGAAAAATACAATAAGTTAGTATCTAACGACGCGTATATAATTGTGTTTTTAACAAATTTTTCGTGGTATCTAGCATAAACTTCGTTTCTCATATTATTAACAACCTCCCTTTATTTTTTATTTACCATCTCGATCTTTTCTCCAGTCGCATCATTTGATGGGTAGATTTGATCATCCTTAGGTTGACTTAGATTCTTATTCCTGAGTTCGTCTGCTTTCGGGTCATCCGACGGCTTCATTCCAATGATCTGTCTAATTTCGTTCGACGTCATTATCTCGTTTCGAGTAAACTTGTCAGCAATTTCAGAAATTTCGTTAACTGGAACAAGCTTGAACGGATCTCTGAAGAATGAAATCGACTGCAATTGTGACCGAGCGGTTTTGGTTAGAAACTTTCGTTTCATTTCATCAACGATAGCCGAAAGAATAGGTTCAATTGTTCGGTTGTAATAATTGAGCATTGTTTTATCGTCAGCAGTTCCATCTAATATACTCTGAGTGATTCCTAACTGGCTGTATAGCATACTCGTTAGATATTCAATCTGTTTCATTAGATTATTTTCGACTGAACGATTCAACTGGGTAATACGCTCGGTACCATCTGTATAGGCGATGCCATATTTAGAACCTGCCAATTGATTTTCTATATCTTTACGCCGATTTTCGGCTTGTTGACGCCTTGCCTCTGTTTTAATTACATATGGTAGTTGAATAATCAAATCCAACTTACCAGAACTACTTTGTTCGTCTACAACATCCAAAAGATTAAGTTTACGAATAAGTCGCTGCATAGTTGAATTTGGTTCGTTAATAACCGCGTATAGAGGGTTTTCTACAATACCAACTGTATTCTTCGGTACCACAATATCCTCTTTACGACCCGTTTTCTCATTATAAACACGAACCTTTACATGGCTTGGATACCATTCCAAAATTTGTCCGGTTCGCATCGATAGAATATCATAAGAACCAGTAATTTCGGGATTAAAGGTTGTGTCAACTGGAACAATAGCCACACTTCCTTCATCCAACATTGACATAACTATGTCCTGAATAAAGGCTCTTCCGGTTTGATCAAGGTTAGCTTCAACGGTGAGACAATTGTTTAACCCCGAATCGATGACGGATAGGAAACGATTATTTTCGTCAAGTCTTACATGCTGAATGCTAACTGAAGAAGCGTCTAAACCAATCCGATTGTATACTGAAGTTACTATCGAACGCTCATTTCCGCGTGTTAGTCTCGGTCTATCCGGACGATAAGTATAGCTAGTTCCAACATTTTTGTAATAATCGGTGGGGTCTTTGTTAAAAAAAAGCATTCCATGCATGTTTTAATCTGGAAGTAAATGAATTCTCCATTTTGAATTACCACCTCCCCCCCTTTTTTTTTTATTTAGACCTTGTCGACTACGGTTTTTCTGTATGCCACTTTCCCTGACTCATAAATCCCATTCTTAAGTTGGTTCATGTTATACCCTTGATCAGCAAGAGCCATGAAAACTCCAACTTCTCCTCGTTTAGCTACAAATCGCACAACTTTACCAGATGGTGATGTTAAGTTGGAAACTTGTTCATTCATTAGAGAAGCCATTTTTTTGTTATAAGAATTAATGGTGGCTGCACTTAGTTTACCGGATTTATTAACAGCATTTGGGTCTTTCATTAACTCGTTGGCATATTTCATTAATTCTTTCGAAGATTTCTTACGGGCCTTCTCCGTAATTTTCGCGGCGTTTTTCTTAATCCATTTGTTATCTTTTTTAGTCAGGTGGCCAAGTTGAGCCGGGGTTCTACGAACACCCCATTTCATTCCTAGAATACCGTAATGGGTCAATCCATTATCCATATGCTAATCACCACCTTTACTCAAAAGCATCTTTATTTAATTTATAGGCGATATAAGCGTCCATCATAGCAGCAACAGCGTCGATCTTCTGCTCATATCGTCTTTTAAGTAATTTCCTATTACCGTTCGTATCTTCAAGAGTTATACAGTTACCCATAGCAAAAGACATAAGTTCTTCATCAAATAAAAGCATCCGCTCCTCAGAAAGTTTCTTTAACTCTCCTAGAGGAACAGACTCCGTTCTTGCACCTTGTATAACTTTTACGATTCCAAATGGACCGTTTTCAGATTCCCAACGCTCTACAAATTCCTTTGCGTTATACGGGTCAAACCCGAAACAGCGGACATCATAACCACATTCTGTAATATGATTATCAAGATCGTCATAAACCTC